CCACCTGCTCCAACATCCCACTGATCAATGGAAGGTAAACCTGCATCTGACCATGTGCCAGATGTCCACTCACTGATAGTAAGATTAGAATAGTTAGTAGGTGTGGTTAATGTATATGTGCCTCTTCCAGAAGTATGTGCTCTGTCAATCTTAATAGCAACCACGTCACTGATTTCATGTGATAGTGGGTATTTGGTTGTAGGAGGAGTAAAGGTTGACTGAAACTCATCAAGTTTAGATATAATCCAATCGTCAATATGACCAATAAATGCCTTAGTTGCAACTGATGGATCAGTGCCACCTAATCCAACAGACGCCATATTAACGTCAATTAGAGTTTGATATGTAACTGCAAGTGTGCCATCATAGTAAACATTGATTTCCCATACACCTGATCCAGTGTTTTCTTTAACAAGTGCAATATGATGCCATGCTGCAGCAGCAAAGTTGCCCCAGTAAGTAGTCTCTGTAGAAGAAGCAACTACACTACCATTTACTTCAAGAATGATTTTACCGAAGTTTGGATCAGATGCGATACCCATAAGGTATGCAGAAACACCAGAGGTGCCATTTACTTCAACAGTGTCAAAGAAGTGTGGAGTATTACCTGCTGCATATGCAGTGGTATTCATACTAAACCATGCTGCAGTAGTCCAGTCTTGACCCTCCCATGCTAAACCAGATGCAGTAGCACGGTTTGCTGCTTGGAATTTGAGTGATCCAGTGCCATACTTATAATATGATGTATCTACCTCAGCATCAGCAGGTGTTTGAATTGTAAGAGTAGATATAGTCTGTTTAGTTGTATCATAGTCTAAATCAGCACTATTATCGAATCTATAGACTGCAAGTTGATTAGGAATCAATCTTTCAGCAACAGTGATGATATCACCAGAATTATCAACTGTAGATGTCTTACCAACTTGTCCAACAGAATCAGTTGTTTCTATTAATGATTCTGCTTTTATTGTGCCATCATACTTAAGTGAAGATACAATATTAGTTTTTCTGTCTTCGTCATAATCTATAGCAGCAGTTATGACAACATCTCCAAATACATCGATATGTAGACCAGTATTCTTAATAGAGACGTAATTTCCTTGAGGAGTTAATGATTTACGGAATAACCAAGGTTTTGGTAATGTAGCACCTTGATTATTTGTATAAGTTGCATTTGTGTCTCCAAGAGGAATTTTACCAAGTTGAATTCTTTCAAATTTACCATTTGCATTATTAAAGACATCATATAAGAAAAATACGTCATTATACTCGTCAATAGTAAATCTTGGGTTTCTTGCATAACCACCAAGAGCAGGGACTTGTTTTACGAAGTCAACATTGATATTTGACCCATCATATGAGAATGTGCCGTATATCATGTTATCAGTTGTCTGGTTGACACCTACAAACATAAATGTGCTGTTTGAAACCCATTTAATCTGTGTAAGATCCTCATCACCATTTGGAGAAGATATTTTACGCTTCTCTTTTAGATCTCCATCATTATTAGATTGAATGATCCAAATATCATTTGCATCTATTGCCTGAGTATCGGTATAACCAACAAGGTAGATATTGTTATTTTCGTCAAGAGCAATGTCAGTAATATAGTCTCTGCGTTGTCCACCAGATATACCTGCGATAGACTTCTGCCACTTTAAAGTACCTGTAGGATTGTTTTGTGCATCCCTTTCTGACTCATATTTACCAAACCAGACATCTGGATTATAATTGGCGTTATCGGGGTCATATGTTTGGCCTCCAACATATATGAGGTCGTTTTCTTGTGAGTCATCAACGTATAGACAAGTAAATTCAAGTTTCTTAGTGCCTGCATTATTTGGAAGCAATGTCCTAACCCACTGCACCTCACCAAGGTCATCAAACTTGGCAATGAAACCAACTTGATCATTATCGATATCTTCTACTAAAGATCCACAAATATAGTAGTCTCTATTAACTGTTGAGTAACTATCGAATATGGTAACGTTACCACTGTCATTCAAATACTCTGATAACCAATAACGTGTTTTAGTATTTGACTGTGGATGTGATACTCTGATTTGTGGGACATTAGTTGTGCTATAACCATTACCAGAGTTTACAATATTAAATGAGCTTGCAACACCTGCAGCGTCTAAGTTGATAGTAAATTCAGCATCAACACCACCTGAGTCATCAACCAACTCATATGTTGGAGGTATTAACTCACTATATCCAATACCTTCTATATCTACTGTAACACTCTCAATACCATCTACAACCTTTACAGTAAACTCTTTATTTGTATTTGACGTAATAGGAGTGCTATCTACAATAACTTCATCACCTTGAGAAAGATCATGGTTTTCAGAAGTTGTAATAACACCATATGGTCTATCACCAATTATTTCTTTAACATATGCACTTATAGGGACACCTTTAATACTATCAATAATTGCAGAAGCACCAAATCCACCAGTGCCTTCATTATCGAAGAATACGGTATCATTTACCTGATAAGATCTACCAGGATTCTCAATAACGAAACCATCAATTTGTGCAGTCTCAAACTGAGTAACAGTCTCTACATCGATGTCAACTTTAGACTCAAGTGAGACTTGTGGGAAGTAATCATATATCTGTAGTGTAGGCTCCTCTTGTAACTGTAATATCTCTTGTTGCTCATTAGCATCAATAATACCATCTTGGTTACTATCTTGAATCTCAAAGATGATAGGATAACCTTCTATCTCAGTTGTTAAAACGTCTGCCTCTTGGTTTGGTAAACGCTCAACATCTATGTCCACATTCTCATATGGGACTCTATATCTTACAACATCAGCAGGAATATTTTCTTGGACTGCACCTTGACTTAAATTCCACTCATCTGGAAGTGAGTTAAATGCAGGACCCATAATGTATGGGAATAGTGGTAAACCATCTGAAGATGCATCAATAGTAACGAAGTATGCATATGTGCCATCAGGATACTCAGGTGTTTTACAGAAACGACCGTTATATTGATCTAGGTCACCTTGTTGGAAAACATACTCATAGTCAGGTACAAATGACCCTGCAGGATAAGTTGCTAGTAGAGGACCGTCAACTCTAGCAGGACTTGGGTTTGCATCTGATAATACTATCTCAGGTTTAAGTTGATATGATGTGCGAAGTCTTCTTACACCACTGTTTTGATCGGTTGGGTTTGCATATCCATAAGGACCGTAGATTGGGTTACCATCATATGCCCATCCTAAGATTGGAGAGTGTTGGAAGTTAGTTTCAATTTCTTGGAATTTACCTGTTTCCTGATCTAAGAATACGTTGTCTCCAACAACATAACGTAATTCTTTTGGATCTGAAAGGTGAGCATATTCTCCACCATACTGGTTATTAAGTCCAGTAAATACATATCCTCTTGCTATATCATACTTGCTAGAAAGCTCATATTCAAAGTTTTTATTCCACTCAAATACCTGTGCAGTGAATGTTGCTAATTCACCAACAGCGTCTAGTCTTACAGTAGTTGTACCTTGGATATAGTTAATACCTCTGTTGGATATGGAGATACCAATTACTTTACCCTTGTCTTCCCCAGTTGTTGCAATGGTTGCTTTTGCAACAGCACCAAATCCATCACCATTGATTACAACTCTTGGTGCTGTTGTATAACGACGACCAGAGTTAATAATAGCGATAGATACGATTCTACCATTCAATACGATTGGTTGTGCTAATGCACCTTCACCAGATGTAACAGATACAGTGGGGAGAGATGTGTATCCTGATCCACCACCTGTTAATGTAACAGCAGAGATAGGACCTCTGATATTAGCAGTGGCTGCAGCACCACTACCGCCACCCCCAGTAATAGTAATAGATGGTTGTGATGTGAAGCCACTGCCAGGATTACTTACTAAGATTCTTGTTATAACACCATTAGTAACAACTGCGGTTGCAGATGCACCTGATCCACCACCACCAACGATAGAGATCAATGGAGAAGATGTATAATCCTGTCCTCCTGCAGTTACCTCAAATGAGTCAACACTACCGTTAACTGTAACAGTAGCAGTTGCACCACTACCTCCACCACCTTCAATAAGGACTTCTGGGGGAGATCCTGCATCATAGTTAAGACCTGAGTTAGCAACAACAATACCAGTCAAAGGACCGAAAAGGATTGACTCTTCTGACTTATAGCACCATATACTTACACCATTAACCCAAGCACCTATTGCACTGTTAGCAGCAATCTGTTGTCTCTCAGAAACGGTATTTACAGTCCTAGGGACTCTAATAAGTTTTCTTTGGTTGCCAGGTATCAATGCAGACCCAATAAAAGGTCCTATCTTGTAGTTTGGAAGACCAGACGCTGCAACGTAAACATAATCAGCATTAAAGAAGGAATTCTGAATATTAGTCGTAAATTCAGTAACAACGTTGTTAATTGGAGTCTCAGTTGACTTACCTCTGTTAAGATCGACTGAAAGAAGGATATTACCAACAGGGACGATATCAGTTGCTGTTGCAACTCTATATGAAAAATTAAAGTCGTCAATACGAGAAGAAACTTGAAATGTGCCGTTAAAGACAACTGGGTTAGCACCATACACTGTAACGGTGTCTTCTACCAATAATCCATGAGGTTCTTCGGTTGTTACGGTTGCAACTTGTGATGCACCGCCAGGATCGATTGTAGAGACCCTAACAAGTTTTTTAACGTTGTAAAACCAAGATTCTAGTCTTTCTTCACCAACAGAGTCTGATCCGAGTGATGCAACCTTTAATTTATCGCCAGGTAAGTAATATGACCCTGTATCGTCTAATACTGTGCTTCCTGCTTCGGCAATACCCAAAACACGCATTTTAACTTCAGTAGAAGTGCCTCTATTAGCGTAAATGAAAATATTAGAAGTAATGGTCGTGCCAGGATCCCAATCTTCGACAATACCGTTATTTGATCGAGTACATTCGATAAATTGGTTAAGTGACTTCTCTTTATACAATACTTCTTCATTATCACCAATAAAGAAGGTGCCGTTTCTTTCTGGCCATCCAATAGTCGAGTCAACGGTTACAATTTGCCCTGTAGTGCTTAATGGCTCAACTAGACTAGTAATATAAGGTATTTTAAATGTGCCAGTAAGTGTTTCTTCAGATATTACCAATTCATAAATTGTATCTTCACCTTTGATGATAGAAATTGCATTTTCAACTAATGCTGATGCATTTTTGACATTTTGGTCAACATCATCTGCATATTGGATAACTTCTGAGTCAATTAGGTTAGCAGCGTCACCAGATACAACCTGAGTCCTTAAAATAGTGTCTACAGTCCATGTAGCAGCAGATGGAGAGATAATCTGCTCTTTAGGATATGAAACCTCAATCTCTTCACCAAAAAGAATCTTGAAAAGGTATTTTGCACCTAATGCAGTACCTTTAGCAAGATAGAAGTCCCTGATATTCTTAATTACGTTAACAGGGTTAACTTTACTTGGATCTAGATTTATAGTCGGTAAATATTGCTTTCTAAACTTCTCAAATAACTGATAGATGAAAATAGAGTCAAGGTTGTGGACTACTGACCCTATAGGGTGTGTGCTAGTAGCAATTTGACTTTCTTTTGCAAATATTTGATTTCCAAACTCGTCAAAGTCAACAACGTTAGAAACACCACGGACAATACCATTAAATGCACTAGGCACATAGTTTCTACCACGCTCTTCAATTACAAATCCAGTAACTTCGTCATATCCAACATTTACAGATGCTTTTGCTGCTTGAGGCTCAGCAATGTAAATTGTAGGAGGATTTGTCTCACTATATCCAGTACCAAAGTTGGTAATGTTGATATCTGTTAACTCACCGTTGAATATAGTCGCTGCAGCAGTTGCACCTGTGCCTCCAATAGGATCACCGTATGCATCTTTGCGATCGTCAACAATATAGACAGATGGAGCGTCAGTATAACCTCTACCACCAGTCAATAACTCAATATCTGTAACAGCACCACTAGATACAGTCACATCTAAGACTTGAGCACCAACAGGATCGATTACACGGCATCTAGGAGGACTTGTATACCCTCTTCCTCTATTAATGATAGTAACTAGACTTAAACCACCTTCTGCAGTTAGAGAGCACTCTGCAATAGCGTTGATACCACCATCAGGAGCAGGATCGATGTATATTGTAGGAGGGTTAGCATAATTAAGACCTGGTGAAGTAACTGTAATGCTATCTACGTTAAGTCTACCTTCAGAGTCAATAGTTGCATCGCTAATAGTTGCACCGCCAGGATTATTGAAAGTAATAACTGGCACAAAGTCATAACCAGATCCAGAATCAGTAATTCTAACTGAATCTACCATTCCAGTGGTATCATTGACTGTCAAAGCAACCCTTGCAAGTCTACCATTAGGATTACTAGGTGCAGTAACTAAAGGAATAGGAGGATTGTAAGATGTATAACCTTGACCACCAGAAATTAACTGAATATCTTTAATACCTGCAACTAAACTGTGTGCAGTAGCATATTCACCAGTAGTAGCAGTTTGGACGTTTACTCTAGGAGCAAAATCAAGTCTATATCCTTTACCACCCTCTTTAACTAAGATATTATCAATCTGATTGTCTATAACATTACATACAGCTGTTGCTCCACTACCAAATGCTGCAGGGACAAATTCAATCGCTCTAACATGAAGAGTATCTTGACTACCAAGAGCAAACTTAGTAACAAGAGTATCTTGATAAACATTAAACTGCTCAAAAGGTTTCTGTAATTGTCCTGAGCGGTTGACAATTAGAGAAACATCAGAAATTGGAGTATATGCAGATCCATTTACTCTTAGAGGATAATATTTTGTGCCTTGCCATTCTGAGAATGGGACAGGATCCATTGTAACAATGGTTTTATCAGCAAAACCTATAAGATAGACAATCTTAGTAAAACCTTGGTCATCGCCTCCTAGAGGTGCTCTAGGGGGCACTGTGAAGATAATATTGGTGCCACTAACAGTGTAATCTACTGTAGGTCTAAGAGTTACATTATAGACAGTAACTATTAGGTGATCTACAGACGCAGGACTAACTGGGTTACCTTGATACTTTAATGGAAATGTAGTTTGGACGCCATCAAACTCGTAATATGGATTTTCTAGTGCTTGCTCTTTCTTCTTAAATTCATGTGGTGCAATACCAGGTGTCATGATAGCATCAGGACCTCTGGTTACCGATTCATAGTATAAGATCTCATTATCAATCTTAATACTACCATTTCTTTCCTGATATCCGTCAATATCTTCGACAACAATCTCTGTGTCATTCAAACCTATTGCTTGAAGCACACTTGTCTCGGATGTTAAGACATTTGACTGATAAGTGTCTAAGTCAAGATAATCGAGTACATTATTAAGGATGTCGTAGGGTCTACCTACTTTCTCCTGTGATTTGTAGTATTCTTGTAGTAGTTGGACAAAGGCACGGTCTTCTGATTTAATAAAATCAGGTAACTGTTGCTCAACTCTGTCAGAAACCTGTACTCTAGACATAACTTAGAAGCAGTCTTCTATATCGGGATAAGTGAATGTATCCGTGGGGTAATCAAGTATATTTAGCTCTCCACCACCAAAGTTAAACCCACTGAAATTATTAGGATCGAAGATAGGGACTGATAAGTCATTGATCGTATAATCTATTGGATTTACGTCTGGGTTGAAGATAATTGGGTCTGTGCCTGCAGGAGGCTCAAGTGATCCACCGCTAGGATAGACAACCACTGGAATTCTGTTTGTATCGTCAGGTGTTAGTGCAACGTTTAGAGGTCCTACACATACTTCACCAGTATTGTAATTGACTGACCCGACATTATTATTTAAGATTACTTCTGCCTCATCTTTAACAGTAACTAACATCATGTTACCTTTACCGTCATCTCTTAAATTTACAGGGACAAGAGTTTGTGAAGTAGTAGAGTCAAAAACTGCAGTATCTACTTGGACAACACCACTAGTTAGATTGGCATTATTAAGAAGACTTTCAGTATATCCAGTTGCATAGAATGTGCCTGATTTAACTACAGAGAAGGTTGGTTTACATGTGCCGTCAGACCCATCTGTGCCGTCCCCTGAGGTGCCGTTTCCATCGCCAGTGCCATTATCATCACTAGTGCCAGAATAGTCGCCTGGACGGAATAAAGGGTTGTTGAAATCTAGACATTGGTTGAATACTTGACCAAACTGGAATGTATCAAGATTCTGACCTAGAGTAATCTGAGTTGTGCTACCTGAGATAGCAGGATCAGAGTTATCGACTACTCCTGCATACTTAGATCCTTCAAATCTGTTGTTGAATCTATTTGCAGCATTTTGTGCATTGTAATCGTCGATATTTTTTAATACTTTAGTCCTTAGGTCATTAGAACTAAGATTAGTGTCATTACCATTATAGTAAACGTAAGATTTAGGAATAACATAGAGAGTTGTAGGATCAATGATGATCGGATCGATAGCACCGATCGAATAATCTTTTAATTGATTCTTAATTCTGACTTTTGTAGTCTCATTCAACTTAGATCCAGTCTTAGGTCTAACTGCAACGTAAACTTTTCCATAAACAGGAGGATTTAACTTCTCACCACCATATGCAACCACTGATCGTGATTGTGGATAGAGTTGTCTTACTAGATTCTCAAAATCTCTCTCTGTTACTGCTCTGTTTTGTGTTGTATACAATCTAGGAGCATTATACTTGATTGATACAGGTGATTCTCTGTCTTCACCGTCTGCTGCTTGGTTTTCGGTAACAACACTAATAGCATTGTTGCTAATTATGCGTCCTTCGCTGTCATTTGCTGTCCCAATGAAAGTAAAGTCTCTTGCACCGTTTGCTTCTTTACCAACTGTCCTTACATAGTCAATTTTTACAAATTCACCGTCAACTAATTGTCTTCCTAACACTCCATCACCAAAAATTACCTTATAACGTAAATCATCAACTTCTTCAAGGAAGTAAATACGAGAATTACTGTCTAAGTTAACAGATGAGGTTGCTCTATTGTAAATATCAATTTCTGATGACTGCACAGAAGGAGATATGTAAACAATCATCCTTTCAGTGTCTACATCTTCACTAGGAATGATGTATTCTTGTCTTTTCGTGTTATTAACAACAAATGAGTAAGTAAGAAGGTTACCTTGATATGTTGCAAGACATCTAAACGTCGCTTTACCTGTAGATTGGTCAACAGGTGCTTGGACTTGAGTTAGAATTGTAAAAATATAGTCATCAAAGTTATTTTCAGCACTAAACGAGTCACCTTTGTTAATTGTAACCTGCTCAGGGTAAGTTAGACCGTTTGCACCGATTAAAGTCTGCACAGTT